ATGAAATCGGCTCGCGAAGCTGGTACTTCGCTGCCTCTCTGTTTTACAACAGGATTTCCGGGGTTCCCAAAAGGTCTCCTTCCTTAGAGCCTCTTCAATTCTTCAAATGCTGTGCATAGATTAGGTGGTACTGTCCCCGGCTCTGGTCATGGCGACACAGTTCCGGCGATGTTAAGTCCCGGCGAAACGGTTGTTTCCGCTGCACTCACTCAGCAAGTCAAAGAGAACACTGGTGGTGGTTCCAAAGGTGACACACACAATCACCTTCACTATTCACCCCAAGTCTCCGCCATTGATGCAGAAGGCGTTGAGGGGATGCTCAAGAAGCACGCCACCACCTTCCAGAAGCATGTCAACGCAACCCTTCGTAAACAGAACAAGAGGTAATTGATGAGCTATCCAATCATGCCAGCCCTGCCAATCAGCATGGCTGCGGGCCTAAAGAAAAGCCCGAATTTCAACACGGTGAAACAAACGACGGCTGCGGGAATGACCTCGGCTGTGAGCCTGAAGCCTTATCCAACGTGGGACTTCGAGCTATCGCTTGACCACATCCAAGGACAGGAGTCGGTAGCAACATCGGTGCTCGCGCAATTCATGTCGGTTTACATGGCCACGTCGGGTGGAGCGGGACTGTTCCTTTTCCAAGACCCACAAGATTCAACAGTTACAGCCTCTCAGTTTGGTGTAGGAAACGGAGCCACAACTTCATTCCAACTGAGCCGCACTATCAATGGCGCTCAGGACATCATTCAGAATTGGATAACTCCCCCTAGTGTGTATGCAAATGGGGTGCTGAGCACCACAGCGTTGATTAGCAACACAGGTGTCGTGGTCTTTTCCACCGCCCCAGCAACCGGAGCCGTGCTCACCGTTACGGGAACCTTTTACTTCTTGTGTCGCTTTGCAGAAGACACGATTGATGCAGTTCGCTCTTTCACTAGAAATTCTGGGGTTGACCTGTGGGATGTCAGCAGCATCAAGTTCAGTTCTGAGTATGTGTCTCCCAATGGCTCAGGTGTGGTTGGCACGACTGGCTCGGGTATCACCTACTCAGGAACTTCGGGAGTAACGATTCCCGTCGTGGCAACGACGCTTCCAATCGTGGACGGCACTGCCACAATTGGTGCGACTGGGAAATATGCTGACGCTGGCCATATTCACCCTACAGATACTTCGCGTCAGGCTGCTCTCGGCTATACACCAGTGGCAAATACGATCACGGTGAACGGCCACGCGCTTTCGGCCAACGTGACTGTATCGGCCAGCGATATAACGACTGGAACCTTGCCCCATGCTCAGCTTCCTGCTTTGGTGAGTGGCGACATCCCGGCTAATGCGGCCAACACCAGCGGATCGGCAGCCAGCTTCACCGGATCACTTGTGGGCGATGTAACTGGAACTCAGGGTGCGACGGTAGTGGGCAAGATCAATGGTGCCACTATGCCAGCTTCAGCCCCTCTGCTTGGCACCAACAGCAGCAGCCAACTGATCAGCGTCACGACTGTTCCAGCAGCCAATCTTCCAAAAGCAACCACAGCGGCACTTGGCGCGATTCACCTTCCGACAGTCACCACCTACACGAGCGGGTCCGGAACCTATACAACCCCAACTGGCGCAACCATGTTGCACGTGAGGCTTGTGGGCGGAGGCGGAGGCGGCGTGGGTTCGGGTAGCTCCACAAGCAATGGAAGCGCTGGCAACGCAACCAGCTTTGGGACATCGTTTTTGACCGCGAATGGCGGTGGTGCTGGAACTGGTCAGGCTGGTGGTGTCGCAGGTACAGCTTCAGGCGGAACCGTCAATATCACTGGCGGCGATGGAGGAAGTGCTCGCGCGCTTTCGTCCACTGCACTCTTTGAACCCGGTGGTATCGGTGGAGCGAGCGCCTTCGGCGGTGGTGGGGCTGGTGGTTCACAAGCCGCTGGAAACACCGGAAAAGCCTATGGGTCAGGCGGTGGCGGTGGTGGGATTGGCACCAACACTGCATACTCCGCCGCTGGTGGTGGGGCTGGTGGATTTGTCGAAGCATGGGTTACTTCTCCCTCAGCGACCTACGCATATTCCGTAGGCACAGGCGGAACTGGCGGAACGGCTGGCACCAACGGATTTGCGGGTGGTACGGGAGCAGCCGGAATCATCATCATCGAGGCGTATTAACAATGAAACGATTAATGCCAACTTCGCTTATTACATTCTTGCAGACCAACACCAATGTCGTGCGCGCCGACTTGTTTGCTATCACTTTGCCAACTGGAACGGTGCTGGCCACTACGGATGGTCAATTTGATATCACTGTTCCATCGGGCACAGCTGGTTGGTCTGAAGCGACTACGACCTTCACTGCCAGCACCTATGGCCGCTGGTCACGCGGAGCGATTACGAGCGAAGCGTCGTTTGAGTGCAAAGCGAACACGATGACCCTGACCTGTGTGCCTCAGCCGACCACCAACTATCCGAACACAACCATGGGTGTTCTGAGCGCTGCTCTCCAAGGTTTGTTTGACGCGGCCACCGTCACTGTCTGCACGGCTTACATGCCGCTCAATAACTATGGCAACGTGAGCGCGGGGATTGAAACCAAGTTCGTTGGCACCATCACCAAGATTGCAGATGTCAATCGTGTTCATGTTGAGTTTGAATGCGCGGACCCGATGTACTTGCTGGACATGAAAGTTCCCACTCGGCTCTTCCAAGCCGACTGTCCGTGGAGCTTCTGCGATAGCAACTGCACACTTTCAGCCCCCAACTACACCGTGACGTTCACGGCCAAGACTGGAAGCACTCAATGGACGCTGATGCCCAGCACAGCTTTCACTCAAGCCGCTGGTTACTTCTCTCAAGGTGTTGTGACTTGCACTGCCGGAGCCAATATCGGTCTGTCCCAAACTGTCAAGCTACACGACACCTCTGGCAACTTGGAACTCTCCTATCCGTTTCTTCTCCCGGTAGCAGCAGGTGACACCTACAGCGTCATCATGGGTTGCAACAAGACGATGCCAACCTGTGCAATGACCAAGACCACAGCTGGAGTCACAACCAACAACCTCATCAATTTTGGCGGAACCCCGTACACGCCAGTACCATCATCGGCGGTTTGATAGGAACCGTCTGCTGACTTCAGGAGAGTTAACTGATTTTAACTCGGGGTGATAAGCACTGGAAGATAAGGAACACAGAACCATGCCAATGACAAATGAACTACGAGAAGCTGTTGTAGCAGAGGCAAAAACTTGGGTTGGCACGCCCTATGTAGGGTGGAGCCAGGTCAAGGGTGAACACGGCGGGACCGATTGCGGAATGCTGATCAAGGCTGTCTATCAGTCGTGTGGTTTGATTCCCGCTGGCGACCTGGGGATTGATATGACGTACAGCCTTCAAATTGCACAGCATCTCCCAGATAAGACCTACCTCAGCACCATTGAATCGTTCATGCACGAGATCACCGAAGACGAAGTACAGCCGGGAGATGTGGTGGTTTTCAAACTCGGCCTCGCGTTCGCCCACGCCGGAATCGTCATTGAGTGGCCAACCATCATCCACGCTATTTCCCACGGCGGAGTTCGTATGTCCAGTGGTGTAAGTCATCCCCGGCTCCGTAGAGCCATGCACAAGTTCTACACGCTCAGAGAGGCAAAGTAATTATGGGTATCTTCGGTGGCAGTCAGTCAAAACCAACAAAGATCAACGGTATCCGCATCACCCAAAGCAAGCAGGGTTATGCCGTTCCTGTGGTCATGGGCGAGAACATAATCCAGCAATCGCTAATCTGGATTGACGGTCTGCATGAAGTTGCTGGTGGCCAAGGTGGTAAGGGTGGAGGCAAGGGTGGTTCGTCCTACCTCTACACTGCCGACGTGATTGCGGCTCTCTGTGCAGGCAACGTCACGGCTATTGCAAACGTGTGGTCTGGCCAAACGTGGCTGTGCACCACAGGCACCAACGAAGTGATTGGCGCTCTATCGAACACCGTGTACGCTCCGTCGTTTGCTGCCACGCTAATGGCCAACAATGGCGTCAGCCTCACGAACACCTACTCCAGCACGTACACAGATTTTGGTGCTCCAGCCTCGACGGTGCTGAATGGCTCTGACCTCGCGCCCATGACGCTGGTGCCTTATGGCACGACACTGACAACGGGTGAGTACAGCATCAATCCAGCCAGCATCGGCACCTTCACCGTAACGTCTTGCACCACAGCCTCAGGTGGAAGCACAACCTACAACGGAACCTTTACAGGTGGCACGAGTCCCTACACGTCTGGAGCGTCGAACGCCTACATCGGCTTCGCGTTCACCATCGCTGGCTTTGTAGTCAACACCGCCAACAACGGAACCTTCACCTGCTCCGCATCCACGGCGACCAGCATCACCGTCAACAACGCAAATGGTGTGGCTGAGACGCACGCGGCAACCGCAACAGAAACCGGAAACACCTACCACTTCAGCGCAGCCGATATGGGCAAGAGCGCACAGGTCAGCTATCAGTTCTCCATGCAGGAATTCATGGCCCAGGAAACTGACCTGATTCCTAGCAGCAAGATCATCACTCCGGGTGGCGCTAACGGACCACAGATTGATCGTGGAGTGGTGTTCTACAACAACGGCACGAGCATTGACGGAACTGCGCTGACCGCTGTAAGCGGCACACCAACCGTGTCAGGCACCTATCACTTCGTTTCCAGCAACTCGGCGCAGCCGACCTACACGTTCGCCTCAGCCGACATCGGCAAGGAAGTTTTGATCAGCTGGGGATACCAGAACAAGGCTGCTGTCACGGCTCCGTCTGACACTCTGCTCAACTTTGAACTGTTCGGTGGTGGCCAGGGTCAGGCCGTTGCTCCGTACCTGCTCAGTGGTCTTGAGCACAGCGACAATGGGCAGAACTACTTCAACCCAGCATTCCCCGGTGAAGCGCTGGGCTACACAGGCATCGCCTATGCCTTGTTCTACCCCATGGAATTGGGCGACTCAGGCGAGATTCAAGACAACACATTTGAAGTCATCACCAGCGATGCTTTTGGTGGTGGCATCACGGACTGCAATCCTGTTGCTTGCATCCAGAAGGTTCTGACCAACCCCACGTGGGGATTGGGAAGCGGCAAGACGCCGTTCCCTGTTTCCTGCATTGACAATGGATCGTCAGGCACATGGGGTGGAGCTGCTTCAACTCCCGGCTCACGATCCACCGCAAGCACCGCGTGGAACTGGTTTGCCGCGCAATCATTCTTCATTTCGCCCGTAATCGACTCGCAAGACTCAGCCTCTTCAGCAATGGGCAAATGGCTGGAGGCTGGCATGTGTGCCGCCTTCATGTCAGAGGGTCTTCTCAAATTGGTCCCTTACGGAGACACCAGCGCGGCCGGAAACGGCTGCACGTGGGTTGCTCCCCAGAACTTCGCCGTGGCTCTGGATGACACTTGCTTCGTCGCCAAAGACGGTGCCGATCCAGTCAAGATTGAGCGCAGCGCATGGCAGGATGCCAACAACAAGATTCAGGTTCAGTTCAAGAATCGCTCCAACCAGTATGCTGACGAAATCGTTCAAGAGAGCGATCAAGCAGCCATCAATCGCTATGGGCTGAGACTGGAAGACCCACAGGATTGGGACTTCATCACGACGCTTCCGGCTGCAACATTCGCCGCCAACATGCGCCTCAAGCGCAGCGTCAACACCCGCAACACCTACACCTTCATGCTTCCATTCAACTATTCCTACTTGGAGCCGATGGACATTGTTCCCATCACCACAAGTTCTCAGTGGGCAATGAACGGCAACAATCTCAACCTGAACATCGTCAACATGGCTGTTCGCATTACGAAGATTGTTGACGACCCAAAAGCTGGACTGGAGATCACGGCGGAGGACTATCTATGGGGGAGTCACCAGCCAGTCATCTACAACAAAGGAATCTCTGCTGGGGATACCGTCGTCAACGCCTATGTTCAGCCGGACAACTCCGAAGTCGTCATGTTTGAGGCCACCAGCCGCCTAACGCAGTTCCAAGGCAATCAGATTTGGATTGGTGCCGCTGGCGTCTCAAGCAACTGGGGATCGTGCAACGTCTGGGTCAGCCAAGACCAAACCAAGTATGTTCAGGTTGGCTCAATCACACAGGCAAGCAGACTTGGCACAATCGCTTCCACCTTGCCCGTTGGTGCCGACCCTGACACCGTCAACTCGTTGGTGGTGACCCTTGTTGACAACAGTGCGCCACTGGAAGCAGGAACAACGACTGACGCCAACTCCAATAACACCCTCTGCTACGTGGGCGGAGAACTCATCAGCTACTCGGCTTGCGCTTTGACCGGAGCCAGCACCTACACGATGAACGGATACCTGCGTCGCGGCCAAATGGGTTCTACCATCGCGGCTCAATATGCTGGTGAATTGTTCTTGCGTCTGGATAGCACGGTGCTCAAGTACACCTATGATCCAACGTGGGCTGGCAAGACGCTGTACTTCAAGTTCCAGTCTGTGAACAACTTTGGCAACTGCCCACAGGACTTGGCAACATTGACTGCCGTGCCCTTCACGGTTCCCGGTCAGAACCCTGGCACCGTGAGCGCATCGACTGGTTTGGTTTCCCAAGGCAGCTTGGTTGGCAATGGAACGTCAACGCTCCTGAATGGTCAGGGCAGCATCATCCCTGCCCAGTCCATCACCTACACATCGGCTGGTCTCATCACGAACAGTGCCGTGGGGCTTTCGTGGACTTCACAATCTGTGCTCCGTCCGGATGGCTCTACGCTTACGCTGCAAGCTGGTTCAGTGAGCTACACAGGTTTGGCTTCCAGCACGACATACTATCTCTACTCCTACATCAACGCCACAACGGGCATCATGGGCTTCACCAACGGCAACCCTCCACCCACAGCGGTTAATGCTGTCATGGCGGTCCAAGCTGCTGGTGATGGCCGCTACTACCTCGGCACATCCATTGCTCTCACCACTCTTGCTGCTACTAACTATGGCACTGGTGGTTCTGGAGGTGGCGGTGGTTGCCCAGAGGTTGCTGAGTTGGTGGACATTCAAGGCAAGGGATTGATTCCGGCTGGCGAAGTACAGGCAGGAGATTACATCAAAGGCTGGAGCTTCCAGAACAACGCTGTCGTCTATCGGTTAGTTGAGCAAGCTGCTAAAGCACCGTGCTCAGCGTGGCGCATGATCGACGGCCACCGCAACAGCCCATGTGAATCGGTGTACTCAAACGGCCAATGGATGCCGGCATTCCGCGTGGCAGGAGCCACGATGGACACCATGATTGGAACCAAGGCTCTGATTTCAGTTTGTGCGGATGAGTACGGCGAGCACAACTACTACATCGGCGACCTTCTCATCCACAACACTCAGATGATCAGCTCAAGCTAAGGAGCCATAATGCAAGCACGTCACTTTCTGTCTCAGTTCTTCACCGACTCGGCCTCTGGCCTCAATATGCCCGTCTGCATCGCCTATGGAAAGGATTGGCTCTGCCCAACCTATCCTGCGACGCCTGATGGTTGGGCCATCGTTCAGATGCAATGCGATTCTCACCAACTGGAAGCAGCAGCACAAGACCCTCGTGTTTTGGTGCTGCCTCTGGCGTTTGATCCTTCACCGTTGCCCCAGCAAGTGATTGATGTGTACGCAAGCTGGGGAGCCACCACAGGCATGAGCCTTGGGGCTTTGCTTTCCACGTTGGCGTCAGTTGAGCCAATCTTTGGTCACTCCCTATAACCCTTTGTATCCGCTCCACCGCTTGCAGGACAAACTATGAAACCCACTCCACATGAAAGTTGTATGGGCCTCCCTATGGAAATGGCAGAACTAATCCTCTCAGAACTGAAATCGCTGAACATCAAGCTGGATGATCTTTCCGCAGATACCAAGCAACGCCTTACACACCTTGAAACGCAGACCAAGCCGCTATTCTCAAACGGCCAACCTGGGCTGTGTGAACGACGGTTGGCTCTGGTCACAAAGCTGGATACTGCAATGAGTGTTCGCGTTACTGCCCTTGAGAAATGGCGCGCAGGTTTGCACTGGTGGCTGGCTGGCGCTGGTTCAGTGATCACGTTTATCGGAGCCATTTTGGGTGTTCTTGGCACTTGGGCTTTCGAGTGGTTTGTTAAGGTACACAAAGGCTAAGGATTTTGGCAGTGACTGCACGTCGAACTTATAATCCCGCGAGCGACGTGCCAGCGTGTATGGCACGCCTTCTTGGCCCCACGTCTGCTACCCTCTGAGGTTCGTATGGAGTCCAAGAATCCGCTCTCCACAGCCTTCCGTCCGTGTATCTTTCCCAATGAAGCCATGTGCCCAGACTCTGAATTCTTTTGACCCTGAATCTTTCCAACACGAAATGCCTGTCCGCTTTCTACCATCTTGCGGCCAAGAACTGGCCCCGTGATTTGGCCAGCAATCTTCCCAGCCTTTGATTGGTGCTCTGGTGTCCGAATAGAGGCCAGCTGCCCGCTCTTTACTGCCTCTCGTCCATTTTCGCGCAGCTTCTGGCGAGCGCTCTCGCAGGGGTTTAGTGTCCCCGCGCCACCATCAGTGTGGTTCATCAAAGTTCCTGTTCCAAGATCAAGACGGCCATACTTCTTCACAAGAAACTTCTCATGTTCATAAGCAGCTTCAGGTGATGGTTGTTCGATCATCTCTATCTGAGCCACAGGTGGGATTGGAATGCGGCGATGCCGTCCAAGATAGCGATCCTTGATCCCCTTTCCAACATAGTAGGGAGTGCCTTGTTCGTCGCGATAGATGTAGGTGTAGTTGTCCATGAGGGCTTATTACCGGAGAACTTGTTTCTTCAGCTTTTCGCAGGCATGGTAAAGGCGGCGCACGACAAAGAATCCATAGGTTTCAGTGGCAAGTAGAATGACAGCGACAGTGATTAAGATGGCTAGCATGATGATTCTCCTCACCATGAGCTGCGAAGTTGTGTTTCTTGGAAATTAGCTTTCGATGGCCGGAGGGTCGCGGTTAGCGTTAGCCCGAATAATTCACGAACATGAAGATGCGGAAGCTCATTTCTGCTACAAACATGATGACTGGTCAATGTTTGAAGCAGGAAACGAGGCTTCCGCGTGTTTGAAGATAGCACAACACAGTGTGT